AAAGGGGAGAGTAAAAACTCCCCATTAAAAAACTTAACAAAATGAAAACACAACATTTTAATAGAATTAAAAAGATTCTTAACAACGAAAAAAATGAAGCCATTCATTTACCATCTTTAAAAAATTTAGTTGAGAATTACGCCAAAATGTTTGGTAATTGTAAACTTGCTTCAATTTTATGGATGCAATATTTTAACATTTATATAAAATTAAATTTAAACACATGAAAACATTAAACGAAATTATTGACAGTTACCCACCGCCAAGAACGGACTGGCAACAAGAGCAAATGGTTAAAGAATTAAAAGAATTTAGATTGAATGAGTTTTTAAACGAACAAAATAAAATTGATTGTTCTGAATATTCTGAAAAAATCTGGTATATTAAAACGATATTTAAGGGCAATTTTATAGTTAATGAAAACGCTTATCATCCACAGTTATTTGTAGGAACTAAAAAAGAGCATGACTTTTTAACTTTTAAATATTATTCTGGTCGTGAAGATGAGTTCAAAATAATCGACATTGAATACTTAACAGAAGAAGAATACAAAAATAAATATCCATTAGAAAATTGTAAATAAAATGAACAAAGAAAAATTATATAAACTTTACAAAAATTATGAATTAACTCCAGAAGATGTTTATAAGCATAAACATTATTTAATTGTAACTAGGAGCGGGGTAGAAAAAATCCAAAGCAAAGCAAATATTAAAATTAATTATGAAGTCGTAAAAGTTGAAAAAGACTTTTGTGTAGTTAAAGCAATAGGTACACACGAAGAATTTAAAAACGGCAAATTGAAAACTTTAACAATTGAAACATTCGGAAGTGCTTTATTTGGTTATAAATCGCTAAACTCAAAAGGTAAATGGCAAGATAATGGAACGACTCAAAGCTGGTATGTCATGGAAATAGCAGAAAAAAGAGCAATGTCAAGAATCGTTTTAAAACTTACTGGATTTTATGAATTAAATGTATTTGGCGAAGATGAAGCCGATGACTTTAAAAATAAATAAAAATGGAAAACAATATTGAAAAAAAATTATTTCCTAAATCAAATAAATTAATTAAAAAAGATGATGTTTATTATTATAAATTAATTGACGCTGAATTAGACACTTTAAATTGTAAATTTATCAATGATGACACAGTTGAAATTAATGTTTCTAAATACAATCATATTATATTAAGTTATAATAATTTAGAAAAGCTATTAATGTTAATTGAAGAAACTGAAAAATTATTACAAGATTAAGATTTAAGAAAGTAAAAATAAATAGAAATGGAAAAGAATAATAAAAAAATAAGAAATTTCAGAATAGAAGACACTTATTTTAAAGAATTAAAAAAGAAATGTAAAAAAGATAACGAAACAATGAGCCAAGTTATTAGAAGATTAATCATGCAATACCTAGCGCAATGAATTTATTAAGACCAGTTACATTAGACAGAGCAAACAGAAAAAAAGACAAAAGCGTTTCTTTAACTTTTACTACTCAACTAGAGCAAACAAGTAAAGAGTTCATGGAGATAGATAAACTTTTAAACGATTCTGGAGTTCTTTATTTTAAAAATAGTGGTAATCTAACAACCGAAGAAGTTAAAGCATTAGAAAGCACAGAAATTGAAGTTGAAGGAAAGACAAAAAGCCAACGATTAAGAAATGTTTTGTTCGTTTATCATAAACAACTAGATAATGAAGTTAGTTTTAATGACTTTTATTCTGATGAAATGGAACGAATTATACAACATTTCAAAAATAAATTAGAAAAAGATTAAAATTATTCTTGTTGATTTTCAAGCAGTTAGAAATAATTCTTATTTTTTTTTGTGTATATTTTTGTATATACAAATATTTGTTTACTTTAGCATCATCTTAAACAATTAAAAACAAACAAAAATGGAAATAATTAAAAACAACAAAATAGAAGAAACAAAAAAAATAATGGCTTTATTATTTGATTGTGTAAATGATAAAAACTTATCAATTAAAGAGAGAAATCAATATTATTCAGATTATTTAAAACTAGCTAAAAATTTATTAATATTAGCTAGAGTTTAACAAAAAAAAGGGGAGCGTAAAAGCTCCCCATTTATAAACAACTAAAAACAAATTAAAATGAATTATTGGACAATGCCATCCGTAAACACAAAGCGGATAAAAAAAGAACAAATTATTTCAAATGTATGTGAATATTTTCACCTTACAAAAAAAGAATTATTATCGAGTTATCGAGGCAAAGAAGTTACAGAAGCTAGAAGTATTATTGCTTTTATTCTTCACAAAAAATTAAGATACTCAAGCACAAAAACTGGTGAAGCAATCAACCGCGACCATTCCACAGTCTTATATTTTTGTAAAAAGATACAAGGGTTTATTGAAGTGGATAAAAATTACAAAGAATTAATAAATAACTTAATATAAATTAAAAATCAATTAAAAATGAGTGATTTAAAAATGAATGGCGAAATCGTCAAAATTATGGAAGTTGAAAAAGGAACTTCAAAATCTGGTAAAGAATGGCAAAAATTAACATTCGTTATCAATAACGGCAACCAATACAATCCAGAGGTTGCTTTTCAAATCTTTGGAACTGATAAAGTAGAAAAATTCAACAAGTATAATAAAGTTGGTTCTAAAGTAGATGTTTCTTTTAACGTATCTAGCCGAGAATTTAACGGCAAATATTACAACTCTTTAGATGCTTGGAAAGTATTCAAAGCAGAAGAAACAAAAGAAGTGGCAATTGCTGGGGATGATTCCGACGATTTGCCATTTTAAAAATAAACATAAGCCAATAAATTAATTATAAACTAAAAAAATAGGTGAGGACCTAGACGAATTAGTTAATCTAAAGGCTTTTAATAAACTCCCGACATCATAAACGACATAAGTCAACAACCATTAAAAGCTATTGGTGTCGGGGGTTAATTTCTAAAACAAAAAAACATGGCTGAAAACAAAAAATCATTTGTGCTTTATTCTGATATTATTCACACCGTAAAGCATTTAACAGACGAACAAAAAGGCAAGTTATTTTATCACATTTTAAAGTATGTAAATGACGAAAATCCTACAAGTGATGATGTAGTTATAAATTTAGCTTTTGAACCAATCAAACAACAACTAAAACGTGATTTAATTAAGTTTGAAAAAAAGAGAAAGCAATATTCTGATGCTGGTAAAAAGTCGGCGGAAGCTAGAAAAACAAAGGCTTTAACAACGAAATCAACGAACGTTAACGAACGTTCAATTCGTTCAACGTTTTCAACTGTTAATGTTAATGTTAATGATAATGTTAATGTTAATGATAAAAATATATGTGAATATTACACGCACGAAAAATTTATCGAATGGTTTAATTCATGCCGAAAATATATCGGCTTAAAATCCAATATTAAAAAATTATCAAATTACGAACTTTCATATTTTAACGAGTTAAAAAATTTATACACGATTGAAGATTTTAAAAAATCATTTGCCGCATTTAGTCAAGATGAATATTACAAATCAAATAATTTAATTTTCCCTAAAAACTTTTTAAAACCAGAAACATTTACTAAATACTTAAATACCGAAGTAAAAGACGTTAAAAAAGAAATTAACCAATCAGCTTCGCACGATTTAAGCTGGTAGAGTTATTTTAAGATACATTTAAGACACTTAAACATCTTTTATATGTATTATATTAAAAACAAAAATAAAGTTCTTTAAAACGCTTTAAAACGATTAAAACAAAAAACAATGATAAAAGGATTTAAAATAACGGGTAAGGAAATTTTAAAAGACTTAAATAATTATCGTGAAACATACCACGATAAAGGAAAGTATTTAGGTTTTAGCAATATAGACGAACATTATTCAATGCAATTGGGCAATGTAACTGACTGGACTGGTTATCCAATGAGTGGAAAAACTCAAGTATTAATGGAGATTTTATTAAACACATCTAAATTTTACGGATGGAAACATTTACTTTACCTTCCAGACGTAGGAAATCCAACCGAAATTATTGCCGATTTATTGCACAAATTAACTGGCAAATCTTTTGATAACACTTATGAAAATTTTATTGAGGAGCATGAAATAATTAGGGAATTGGATTGGATTTTAGAGCATTTTAAAGTACTTACAAAAGAAGATGTAAAAGCAAAAATGACACCGTTTGAGTTTTATGATTTGGCTGCTAGTATGAAGAACGAAATACAAACGGCAAATGTAGATTCGTGGAAAGATTTAAGCCATCCATACGACAAATTTGGCGGTTATGCTACTTACTTGGAGGTTGTATTGCCTTACAGAAATCAGATAGCAGAAGATAACAACATTCACATTAACACAATTATACATCCAAAACTAACCGAAAAAGTTAACGGTGTTAGAAAAGCGCCATCGCCATATGATTTAAAAGGTGGTTCTGAATGGTTTAACTCTGGCAAATGTATGATTACAGTACATCGCGAAAGTAAAGACGACAACCTAGCCGAAATTCATTTTAATAAAATTAAACCGCGTTCAATTGGTAAAATAGGGAAAATAGAATTGCGATTTGATTTAAACAAATTTGTTTATTACATTGATGATAACGAAGAGCGAATTTATGCAGCACCAAAAGGAAAAGAAAAAAAGGAAGTAGTAAGAAGTAATCCATTACCATTTAATAACAATTTTGATTATGAAGAAGCACCGTTTTGATTTAGAAAAAATGTTTAGGGATTCAATGAACGATGAACTTGCATATGCTGAATTTCTTGAAAAAGAAAAATTTGATTTGTATCTTGACGGTTTATTTATTAAATTAGCAAAATTAAAAACCGAAGATGCTGAAACACAAATCGAAATAATAGAACGCATGAAAAGATTTTTAAAACGTCAACAATACATTTTAACAAATCATATTTACCAATCTAAATTAATAAAAGAGTTAAATTTACAGAATCAAATTTTAGAGTTAAAAAACGAAGATTTAAAAGAAGAAATAAACAAACTAAAACAATTATTATAATGAAAGTAACTGATAAAATAACAATAACAAATGAAGATAACATGGCTATGATGGCACGTTATCCAGATAACTATTTTGATTTGGCAATAGTTGATCCGCCTTATGGAATTGATATAAATTCTAGTGGTACACATTTTAAAGAAAAGTATGACGTAAAAGATTGGGATAAAAACACACCTGATGATGAATACTTTAAAGAATTAAAAAGAGTTTCAAAAAATCAAATTGTTTGGGGTGGAAACTACTTTTTAGACAGATTAAGAAATTGCAAATGTTTTATAATTTGGGATAAAAAAATAGCTGAAGATATGAGTTTTGCTATGTGCGAAATGGCTTGGACTTCTTTTAAAAACGGAGCAAAGATTTATAAAACAACTGCAATGCAACAAAATAGAATACATCCAACACAAAAACCAGTAAAATTATATGAATGGCTATTAAAGAACTACGCAAAAGAGGGCAACAAAATACTTGACACTCATCTAGGTAGTGGAAGCATTGCAATAGCTTGCCATAATTATAAATACGAGTTAACCGCTTGTGAGTTAGACAAAGATTATTACAACAACGCAATAAAAAGAATTAAACAACATACGGCACAAACAACCATTTTTGATTTAGGAGCATGAAAATAAATAAACATTTAGTGGCATGGGACACTATTTTTACAATCCATGAAAAGCGTTTCAAAGTAGTTGGAAGCATTAACAGAGCTGGTAAAATATTCAAGTGGGTAATTAGACCGCTTTACGGTGGTAAAGATTTTGTTAAAGAGGCAAATGAATTGGATAAGATTTTAAGAAAGCATAAAAAACAAAATGACCATTTACTTTACTAATGCCTAGATGTAAAAATTGCAAAAAGAAATTTGAGCCTAAACAATTTAATCAAAAGAATTGTTTTGAAAATGTCGATTGTATTAATGCTGAAATTGATTTAAAAAAGAAAGCACAACAAAAGGCTTGGAATATAGAAAAAAAAGAACGTAAAGAACGTTTAAAAACTAAAGGCGATTATTTAAAAGAGTTGCAAATTATTTTTAATAAATG